AGAGTACACCAACAGTGTCAACAAGCTGAAGCACGACGCGAAGGACATGGGGCTCCGTGTGATTGAACCCGGCGAAATGCAAGGGGAGTTCAGGAACACCGAGACCGGCCGTCGCATCCAGATCGGCTGAACAAGCCCGCAATCACGATTTGAGCAGGGGCCGCAAGGTCCACAGGAGAGCTTTCTATGGCGGTGCAGAATGCGTTCGGGCTGCGATGGCTCGGAATCACGAAGAGCGGAGCGCCCGGCTATGTAACCCAGTACGGGAAGCCGGCGGCCGACACCAATCCGATCTACATGAACGACGTGGTGATGAAAACCAACACGTCGGCAGCGGATCCGGCGGGCGGCAATCCGGCGCCGGGATGCAAGGGCGGCAACCTGGGAACGTCGGGCACGGGCCTGTGGCTGGGGACCAGCCTGAATTACGGCGCGGCCAGCACGCTCACCATGCACTCGGTGATCGACGATCCGGGCGCGATCTTCCTGGTGCAGAGCGATGACAGCTCGACCGAGACGACCGCGGCGCTGGCGGGCGACAACGCGAACCTGAACGTATCGGGATCGTCGCACGCGCAGCTCGGGCCGCAGGGCAACCTGCAGAGCGGCATGACGCTCAAGAGCTCGACGATCGCGACCACGGCCGGCCTGGATGTGCGCATCCTCGGGTTCTTCAACAACCTGGTGGTGAATCCGGACGCCGCGGCCTATCCAATTCTCGAAGTGCAGATCGTGCTGCATCAGTACGCCGGATCTTCGGCGGGAGTGTAATTCCCGATGCCCAGCTCCAGAACCGGCCCGGCGGGAAGCTTTCCGGGCACCACGATTAAAGGCGGACTGAACGTCCGCACGCCGAACCCCTTCAACGACAGTGTGCGCGTGATCGACGAATGGGGCAACATCCGGACGCCGGACATTCTGGCGACGGAGTTCTATCCGAAATCGCTACCGGCGGCGCCGGGCGGAAAGCCGACCTACGCGCAGTGCCAGCTGCTGGTTGCGAAGATCGCGGCGACGCTGGCTCAGCGCACGGTGCGGTCGAGCGCGATCCTGCGCTACATCTACCGCGGGTTGTTCCAGGGAAACCTCCAGACCGCGTCGGTGACGCTGGGCGGGGCGAGCCTCAGCGGACTCACGACTCCCACGTATTCGGAGTCGGTGCCGGTGGATGTGCTGCTCAATAACTCGACGCTAATCGATAACCTGGCGTCGCGGCTGGCCTCGCAGATCGCGGTGTCGATCGACACGGTCCTGCTCAGCCTCCATGTGGAGTTCTCGACGAATTCCGCTGTGGGGACTGCGGGGACCGCGCTGACGACCACCGTGCTGAACTCGGCGGTGGCCGACCTGCAGGCGGCGAACGAGCCAATTTTCATCGCCATTCATCCGCTGGAGCTGGGATGGTCGGCGGCTGCGGACTTCGGCGCCGGTCTGCCGGTAAGTCCGATTCCGTACGGCGTGGGAACGAACGGCGCCACGGTGACCGGATCGAACACCTGGGCCGACGTCATGGCCGCTGCCGGCGAGACCGCGAACACGCAGCCGGCGGCCTGGTTGATCCCGACGCCGCTGGTGTCGCAAACCGGGAGCGGTCCGGCCACCACGCACAACCTGGCGTTCACGCCGAGCGCGCTGGGCGTGGGAGCGATTCAGGTGCCGGAGGTAAACGACGGCATCAATGCGCAGAAGACTTCGATTTTCGAAAACTTTGCGCTCACGGTGTTCATCAACAACACGGGCTCGGGCAACCAGGCGGTGTATGCCGGCGTGGCCTACGTCCCCGGGATGATCACGAACGCGAACGGTGTGCAGGTAAAGAGCTAAGGAGAGCTTTCGATGTTTGTCAGAACAATTTTCCCCGACCTCTATTTGCAGAGCATGCTGCCTGCGATCGACGAGGTCGTGATGACGAAGTACTCGCAGTTTCCGGACGAATTTTCGAAGGTTTTCCGGATGGAGAAATCGAACCGGTCGATCGAGCAGACGACCGAGGTGACCGGCTTCGGGCAGTTCGCGCAGGTGCCTGAAGGCCAGACCACGATCTACGACGAGCCGCTGCCCGGGTTCAACAAGACCTACGTGCACGCGCAGTATTCGCTGGGCTTCAAGGTTTCGAAGGTGGCGATGGACGACGACAAGTTCGCCGTGGTCCGGAAGCTGGCAACGGAGCTGGGGCGCTCGGCGAAAGAGACGCGCGAGGTGGTGCCGGCCAACGTGTTCAACCAGGGCCGCAACTCGGCGTATCTTGGACCGGACGGCGTGACGCTGTTCTCGACGGTGCATCCGCTGATCGGCGGCGGGACGCAGACGAACCAGCTCGCCTATTCGAGCGATCCGGATGTCACGGCGATCCAGCTCGCGTTGACGGACATGCGCACGGCGGTGGACCATCGCGGCAAGCGGCTGCGGATCCCTCCGAAGAAGTACATCGTGCCGCCCATGTTCGAATTCGTGGCGGCGGAGATGCTGGGTGGATCCGACTGGCGGCCGGACACGGCGGACCGGACGATCAACGCGTTCCGGCGCCGGAGCGGGATGCCGAGCTTCGAAGAGTGGATGGTGTGGGACTACATCACCACCACCGACACCTTCATCGAAGCCGATGTGCAGGACACCGAGCTGCGGTTCTATAACCGCGAGCCGTTCAACACGGTGCACGACATCGAGTTCGATTCGCGGTCGATCAAGACGGCGGGCTGGATGCGGTTCAGCGTCGGGTTCAACGGGTTTTACGGCATCTACTGCATCCCTGGCCTGTAAGGAGATTCGGCGATGGCGCAACTGAACAAGGCGCGCCGCCAGCTCCTGGCGAGCGCGGCACGGACCGCGACGACGGCCACGGTCAAGTTCACGGACCGGTGGGCGAAGGTGCTGCGGCTCTATCTAAATGTGACGGTCGCGAGCGGGACCGGCGGATTGCAGCCGCAGGTGCGCGGATACGATCCGGTGAGCGGCAACGCGGTGGCGATCAGCGCGGGAGGAACGGCGATCGTCGCCACGGGAACCTACGTGTACGAAATCGGCCTGGCGGAAGGCACGACGGTGGGGAACGTGAAGGAATGCGTTCTGCGGCCGCTGCCGGACGTTTGGGACGTAAACGTTGTGGCCGGCGACGGCTCCAGCTACACCTATTCACTCGGGGCCGAGATCATTCCCTGATATGAAACGCGCGTGGAGATCGCTCGCGCTGGCGGCGGCGATCGCCGCGGGCGCCGACGCGCAGGCACTCAATCCCGGAGGATCCCCACCTCCTACTACATCCGGCCTGGCGTGCGCCGCGAACACAGTGGTCGCGGGACCGGCCTCGGGCCCGGCTGCAACCGTGGGCTGCCGCGGACTGACCGTTTTCGATCTTCCCTCACTCGGATTTTCCAACCTGTCGGGCATCATCGCCCTGGCGCAAATCCCTTCGACGATCAGCTCCAGTACAAGCGGAAACGCGGCAACGGCGACGGCCGCGCTCGGACTTTCGGTGGTGGTGGCGGCGCCGAGCAATCTGCCGGCGACGTGCTCGACGGGCCAGCTCGCCTACGTCGTGACGACCACACCGGGAATCTATGCGTGCTCGGCAACGAACACCTGGACGCTGCAGGGCGGTGGAGGCGGCGGAGGAGGCGGCGGGGGTGCTGGCGCGATCGTGCCGGTTTTCTCGGACTCGGAAGTGCCGACCGGCACGGTGAACGGCCTGAACAACGTGTTCACGCTGGCCTACACTCCGAACCCGACCACCAGCGTAATTCTGACGGTAAACGGACTGGTGATGAAACAAGGGAACGACTACACGCTCTCCGGCACGACGGTGCTGTTCGCCACCGCTTCGATTCCCCAGACGGGCGACCTGGTGCTGGCCTGGTATCAGGCGGGCTGGTCTCCGGCGCCGCCGTCGACCAATGCCAATGCGAACACGGTGCTGGCCGGCCCGACATCGGGATCGGCGGCTCCTGGACAATTCCGATTGCTGGTGGCGGCCGACCTGCCGTCGAGCTTCAACGCGCCGACGGCCACGGCGCTCGCGAACGCAGGAACACAGTGTGGCTCGGGGCAGGCCCCGCAGGGCGTAGACGCACACGGCAACGCGCAGAACTGCCAAGCGGTGGGCGGGGGATCGAGCGGCTTCAAAGTCGAAGCGATGCAGAACCCGGCCGTCACGGTGACGAACACAACCTCGGCCACCACGCTTGCGAGCTTCACGCTGCCGGCGAGCGAGCTGGGCAATCTTCAGCGCCTCAGCCTGGAGGGCGCCGGGTACTGGTCCGCGACCGGAAGCCAGACCCACATCATCGTTACCGTATCGATCGGAGGAACAGCGGTCTGGACCGAAAACTATGGAACTTGGACGCAGGCCTTCACCAATCAATCTTTCCAGTTCACCGTGAATTGCCTGGCGATGGCAGCGGCGGGGGCGAGCGTGGCGGTCGACTGCCAGGGCACACTTCTGGCCGCGGGAGGCCACAGCAGCTCGGCGGACGGCACCGTTGACGGTGTCGGGAACACTAGCACCTTCAACCTCGCGACGAGCAGCAGCAACACGGTTCTGGTGACGGCGCAGTGGGGCGTGGCCGACGCTTCCTCGGTCACCCTCACGCAATTCGAGGCGGTGCGAAAGAACTGATGGGCGTCTATAACTGGGGCCAGCTCCGCATGCAGATCCAGCAGAGCGTGCCGGGCCTCACTCTCGACAAGACCGATGAGTTCCTGACCACGCGCTACGCGCGCGTGCTCGACCACATGCGGTGGTTCTGGCTGGAGCAGACGGCCTATGTGGAGACGATCGCGCCCTACCGGTCGACCACGGACACGGTCGCGGTGACGCAGGGATCGAACGCAATCGTGGGGACGGGCACCAACTGGACCAGCGGGTTCAATGGCTTCAAATTTCAGGCGGAGGCGGATGGCGCCTTCTACGTGTTCACCTTCGTCGACGCCACGCACGCCACGCTCGATCGCGTGTACGAGGACAGCACCGAGAGCGGCCTGGGCTACTCGCTATTCAAGAACGTGTATCCGCTGCCCTCCGACTGCAAGCGCGTGCTCGAAGTGGAAAGCGCGGACGACGGGTTTCCGCTGGACGAGTTGACCGAAATGGAGATGGGCAACTCGGTCGGGTTTCGCGACGAGATCGGCTCTCCGGCGGTGTACGCGATCACGCCCAGCCCGGAGTCGCTCGACGGCGGAACCACGTGGCAGATCGAATTTTTCCCGATTCCCGGATACGCCAAGGGCTACCCGGTGCGGTACGAGCGCAGCGGGAACGCGTTCACCGGATCGAACACCGGCAGCAGTCCCCTGCCCTTCGTGAGCGATGGCGTGCTGCTGTCGGGCGCGAGAGCGGATGCGTGGGCGGATGCCCAGAATCCGAACCAGGCGAAGCTCTACGAGATGAAGTTCCTGGACGAGCTGGCCACGATGACGCGGGCGGCGCGGCGGCAGATGGGCGCGGCGAAGCTGAAGCCGGCGCGGCGGTATACGCGGCATCGGATCCGCCGGCTGCTGCGGAACACCTTCCCCAGAATCCCGAACTAAGATGCAGGCGAGCGACATGGCGACGCGGGTCCTCGAGCGGCTCGACCAGCCGAGCGGCGGATACAACACGCCCACGGAGGCGATGAGCGCGCTCAATGAAGGCCTGCGCTTCTTCGCGCTGCTGACGCTGGGAATTCAGCGGACGGCGGCGGCCACGCTGACGCCGATCTCGGGGCAGATTTCGTTTCGGATGCTCACCGTTTTCGGGGACTGGCTGATGCCGCTGCGGGTCTCCCTGAACACCGGAACGGTGCTGCGGCCGTCGAGGCTCGCCGACCTGGACGCACTCGATGCGGCGTGGCAGTCGGGAACCGGAACCAGCGCTCCCGCGCGATATGCGGCGATGGGTTTCGACTTCATGGTTTTCTATCCGCTGCTGGGACCGGACACCAACGTGAACTTCGTGTACGCGGCGGCGCCGGTGCCGCTGGTGCAGGCCACGGATGTGCCGGAGATTCCGCTCGAATATCACGGCGCGCTGGTGGACTACGGGACCTACCGGCTGCGGTTTCGCGAGGGCGGCCAGGAGTTTCAGAAAGCCATGCCCTACTTCCAGCGATTTCTGGATGAGGCCAAACGATACGCCGGATACATCCGGGCGCGGAACCTGGCCAGCCGCTACGACAAGCTGCCGTTCGAGCTGGAGCATGCGGATCTTTCGATGCTGTTGACGTTGAGCAAGCGGCTGCCGCCGCTGAGGAAAGCAAATGGCGAATAATCTCGGGTACACGCAGGGCACGGGCGCGGAAATCACCACCGTCCAGGCATCGAGCGACGGATCGCACGTCCAGGTGGTGGCGCTGAGCGCAATCGGCGCGACGGGAGACCGGTCGCCGCTGCCGACCAGCGCGACGCTTGGGCTGGGGGTGCAGGTCCTCGGAGTGGGGAGCGGCGTTACCTTCCCGGTGGTGAACAACGGCAGCACCAAGCTGGTGGTGGACGGGAGCCAGGTCAACCAGCCAGTGATCAACGCGACGAGCACCACCCTCGGCGTAAACGCCGCGGTCGGCTCGCCGGTGGCGGTGCGGGTGAGCAACGGGTCGGCGTTCGTCGACACCATTCCGGTGAACATCCAAAATTCCAGCGTGACGGTGGCCGGCACCGTGGCGATCTCGGGAACGCCGGCGGTGACGCAGAGCGGAGTCTGGAACATCGGCACGGTCGGCACCATCACCAACCCGGTCACGATCACCGGAACGGTTTCGCTTGGGGCGACGGCGACGGTGGCGGGCACGGTGACGGCCACGCAGGGAACGGCCGCGGCGCTCGCCGGCGCTTGGCCGACGAAGATCACGGATGGCACGAATTCGGTGGGGACGCAGACCGTCAGCTCGAAGGTCGGGCTGAACGTGGTGGTGCTGGGCGGCAGCGGGCTCGGGTACTCGCAGCAGGACAAGACGGCGTTCACCGAGGGCACGACCTTCGTGGAGGTGATCGGCGGAGTTTACAACGATGCGTTCAGCTCGTCGCCTTCGGCCGGCCAGGCGAGCGTGCTGCGGATCACTCCGAACCGCGCGGCGCACGCGAACCTGCGGCGGCAGGACGGGACCGAGGTGGGCACGACCGCAAATCCGCTATACGTGCAGGCGTCGACGGCGAACTTCCCGATCAACGTCGTGCAGATCGGCGGGGTACCCGTCGTCAGCGCGGCGGCCGGAGTGCAGCAGGTAGGAATCACGGACGGCGCCGGCAACCTGTTCAAGAACACGAATCCGCTGTGCGTCACGCCGGCTCCGAATCCGGGGACCTTCTGGCGCCAGCACATCGCGTACACCGCGTCGCAGACGGCGCAATCGATCCACACGCCGGCAAGCGGCAAGACCGCCTTCGTGCAGGGACTGATCCTGACGCCGACGGCCGGCGGCAACGTGACCATCTACGACCAGACGGACTCGGCGACCAGCGAGTTGTTCGATGGGACGCTACCGGCGAGCGGAGTGTTTCCGATCATGTTCTCGCCGCCGGTTCCGCTGAGCGCGATCAACAATCTGCTGCGGTACAACACTGGCTCCGGAGCGGCGGGCGACCTGGTGGCGTGGGGCTACGATGCGTAGATTCTTTCTGCTGCTGGCGATCGCGCTGCCGCTGGGAGCTGGGCCGGAGCTGCTGGTCGACCGGTGGAACGAGTTCGCGAAAACCGGCAACAAGTTCGCGGACCAGTGCCGGCGCGGAGTGTTCGACCTGCGCCTGGCGCGAAAGCTCTCGGCCGAGTGGCGCGAGATCGAGAAAAGCGGGGAGTGGCCGAGATGAACGATTTGATGATGCTGCTGTGCTCGGCGATCGCGACGCAGGAGGGATTCTGGGCGGAGGGATCGCGGCCGATGCGCGACGACAACCCGGGCGATCTGCGCGCTGCGCCGTGGCTGCAGCATCCAAAGAATGACGGCGGCTATTGGCAG